AGCGATTTACATCATATTGGCAGTTTGTTGAAAGGTTTTGCGAGACGGAGGAAAATCCGTTTGCACCTACGCCGCGGATTATCGATGTCAAGAACGTCAAGGCTTTGCAATACATTCTGGTTCCTATAATGGTTAGACGTGAAAAGAAACAAGTTATGTCACATTTGCCAGACAAGATCTATAAGACCATTCGCTTGGAATTGGAAGGACAGCAAAAGAAGGCTTACAAGCAAATGGAAAAAGAAATGGTTGCCATGTTACAGAATGGTGTAGAAGTAAAGGCAGGAACTGGCCTCGCTCAAATGATACGTCTACGGCAGCTCTGTCTTTCGCCGGCTATCCTTGGCGGTCCTGATAAAAGTGTAAAGACGGAAGCGCTTCTCGAAATATTGGACGAAGCGATCGAGAGCGGCGAGAAGGTAGTTGTGTTCTCCTGGTTTAAGGATTACGTGAAACTCCTTTCCCAGGTGTTAGACAAACAGAAGATCAGACACGTAGTAATGCACGGTGATACCAGTGATGTAGCCCGTGATCAAGCAAAAAGGCAGTTTCGAGACGATCCTGACACTAAAGTATTCCTCTCTACTATTAAGACCGGAGGGGAGGGTCTTAACCTACAAAACGCCTCGGTACTTGTCTTTACTGACAAAAGCTGGGTTCCAGGAGATAATGAGCAGGCTGAGGATAGAATACATCGCGAAGGACAAACTAAAAACCCCCTTATTATCTCATTGGTATGCAAGGACACTATCGAAGAGGATATGGAAACTGTTCTACAGAACAAGGAGCGCATTACTAGCGAAGCGATGGCTATTGAAAAAGTCGCTGAAAAGTTGATAGAAAGAGCGTAGTTTCTGTTGACTTTTACCTTAAAACTAGGTTATAATATAATCAAGAGGAGGTGGTACAATGGCAAGAGCTGTAATTCATACGTCGGACAGGATTATGTTTAAGCGATGCCGGCGTAAATGGGACCTGGGCTCTTTAATGCGTAGAGGTCTCGAACCAATCAAGGTAAACGATAAGTTGTGGTTGGGAACAGGTGTTCACCATGCGTTGAAGTGCTATTACGGCGAAGGCGAGAACCCAGTACAGGCTTTCTTGAACTGGGCGGATGAAGAGGTAGAACGTATTCGTGAAGAGAACCAAGGTCTATGGGACGAACAGGAAGCGATGTTGCAGGAGCAAATTGAGCTCGGTAAAGGAATGCTAGAACACTACATGATTTGGGCCCCTAAACACGATAATTTTGAAGTTATACACGTTGAAAAAGACTTCGTAGTACCTATACGAACACCCAAAGGTAATAGGGCTATGGCGGACTACGTAGGTAGATTTGACGGCATTGTAAGAGATGAACACGGTCTATACTGGTTACTCGAGCACAAAACTGTCAGCAACAGGTTTGACGTGGAAAAGCTCCCCTTAGATGAACAGTGTGGATCTTACATTTGGGCAGCTCAGCAGATCTACGGTATCAAGCTGGAGGGCGTAATCTACAATATGCTTCGTAAGAAGGTACCAAGAAAACCAGAGGTACTCAAAAGGGGAGGCCTTTCGAAAAACAAGAACATCGATACTACTTTGGAGGTCTACGTACAGGCGCTCGTTGATTACTATGGCTCTAAAGACAATGTACCTTGGCAGGAGTATACTGACATCCTGCAAACTTTGAAAGACAAAGGTAACACGTTCTTCCACCGGGAAAAGGTGCGCAGATCTCAAAAGGAAATCGAAAACCTTGCTGAACAGATTTACTGGGAATATCGCGAAATGACAAGCCCCAAACTCGTTATATATCCTAATCCAACTCGAGATTGCAGTTGGGACTGCGATTTCAGATCGGTCTGTTTAGCAATGAATGATGGCTCTGACTATGAGTATATGTTAGAGTCGATGTTTAGGCGAAGAGAGGAGGTGAGCCCTTATGAAGGAACTGAGGACTAAAGGTATTGAAGAGCTAGGTAAAGTGAAGAACAGGGTAGCTCGTCTTTACGGAATGGGCCGCATTTCTCTGGCCGATTTCGAAAGGTTAAACGACAAGATTATCGAGCTAGAAAACTTAATGGAGGAGGTGGAGGAAGAAGATGGTAGCGATGGTTAAGTTCACACAACCGGATACCTTCGATTGGATCAACATGCTAGTTTATGGACCCTTTGGTTCTGGTAAAACCATACTGTCAGCTACAGCGCAGCTGTATGAGGAGACTAAGGAAACGCTGTTTATCGACGCGGAAGGCGGCAGTAAATCGATCAGGGATCAGGGTATTAAACTAGACATTTTCAGGATCAACACTTTCCCAGCGTTTAACAAGCTCTACGAGTTCTGCAGAACCCATTCGAAGCTAAGAGATATGTACCTTGCAGTTGATCCCAAGTCGTCTGAGGGTACTGACTTACAGTCAAAGCTAATCAAGTTGGAGAGTTGGATCAAAGAGATCCCGGAAGACAAGATCAAAAAGCCTACCTTGTACCGAACCGTTGTAATAGACTCTCTAACAGAGGTCCAGAAATATGCTATGTATCACATTCTCGGGATCGATATCAACAAAGTCGCCTTGGACGAAGATGTCACAACGCCTCAAATTCAACATTGGGGTAAAAGTGCAGAAATCATCCGCATGTTGGTCAGAGCCTTTAGGGACATAGACATGCATACTGTGTTTACAACCCTGGACCAAACGGTAAAGGATGAAAGCGACGGAAGTATTTCAGTTAAGCCTTCACTACCAGGTAAACTACCTGACGAAGTGTGCGGCTTCCTGGATATCGTAGGCTGCCTACATGTAAAACAGGATCCAAAAACGAAGGAGCTAGTTCGCGTGTTGCAGGTGCAGCCTATCGGGAAATATCATGCAAAATCCCGATACAAAGTGCTGGGGAATTACGTGGAGGAACCCACGATTCCTAAAATCTTAAATCTTATCAAAGGGGAGGAGAAGAAATAATGGGTATCACTGTTGATTTCACTAACGTGCAGGGGGAATTTGAGCCTCTACCGAAGGGAAGGTATGACGCTGTTGTTTACGAAGTTGAGTTGAGGGAGAGTCAAGCTGGTAAACCTTATCTGAACTGGCAGTTTAAGATTGTTGGCGGAGAGTATGACAACCGCAGGGTATTCACTACTACTTCATTACAGCCTCAAGCGTTGTGGAAGCTGAAGCAGATCCTAGGCCGTATTGCACCCCATTTAGACCTCGATGGTCCTGTTGATATTGATCCGGACGAGTTAGCAGGTCTACCTTGCCGCGTCGTAATTGATCACGAACAGTACGAGGGTCGAACCAGAGACAGAGTAGTTGACGTACTCGCTCCGAAAGCAAGTGATGAGGGTGACGACTTACCTTTCCTCAAGTAAATTAAAGGTGGCCCAGCTACAAGTTAGTTGGGCCACTTTTTCTCCTATTTTTGAGAATAGATTCTCAATAGTATTCGAGAGATAATCGCGATTTTTGAATACGTCAAAATAAATTATTTGCGATGTGATTTCAAGTGTATCAAAAAATTTCTTTTGTAAAAAGTTGTTAACACCTATCTTCGCTTCTCAAATAATTTATTTTTGAGGTGTGATTATTCGCGATTATCGCGCGTATACTATTGAGAATGATGTATGGAGTGATTTTTGGTCTAAAATCACAGCGAAATCGCATTAAAAACCATTAACAACCATAATACAGCTTAACGGATTTTCATAATGAAGCGTAATGAACTGGTATGCAATTCATAATGAGTTATTACGAAATATGTGGCATTTCGTAATAACTCATTATGAATTTTCAGGCTACTCGTAATAGAGCATTATGAATTGTTACATTAAATGCTGTATTGAAACATACTAGGGGTTTACGATATAATATTAGTAGGAGGTGGTTATAATGGCTAAAAAGATGGTCGGAGTTTGGCTTGAGCCTAAAGAGTATGACGCTTTGCAAGAAGCTGCTGATCGACAGGTTCGTAGTATGAGCTCTATGGCTCGAATGATCATTACTTTGTATCTGCAGGGCAAACTTGTGCTCAAAGAAAAGGGTACAGATATGGAGATTACTCCTAACTGGGACGAAGATGTCCTTTACGGAGAACCAGACGCTTGCCCAGCGTGTGGAGAATCTCAGGATGAGCTCGGTCAAAAGCTTCTAGTGATCACCCGGGACTCAGCGGAAGGAGGAAATTGGTTTTGTAGAGGGTGTTATCGCCACGGCAGGTGGTTTGACAACGAGCCTCCCACTATTGTAGAGGAGACTGAAGACGGTGACCTTCCCCTGCGTGGATAATTAAGATCGGAAGAGCGTCGTGTAGGGAAAGAGTGTAGATCTCGGTGGTCGCC